ACTCTTCCGGTACCGTTACCGTTACTTTTGGGTACTTGGCAGTATGCCTTGCAGGTTCTCGAACCACGAACCCATTTTCTTGAAAAAAGGGGAGATGTTCACCTTTGCTATCTCGATCATAATGGGATAAAAATATTCGCGATTCTCAAGCTCAAAGAAATCACGATCAATCTTGAACGTGTCTTTCGATGTTTTGAATATCGCCGAAGTCGCACACGCAAACAGTGCATCAATGACCTGTTCACTGGTTCCTACAGACAACACAAGGGAAAGAAGACTTTCGATTGTATCATCAGAAAGATCGGTTTTTAGGATATCTTTGGTATTCACATTGATCGATCCCAACCCCAAGTCAACACCTTGATCCAAAAGAGCTTTTGCAATGGCTCGCTTAAGAGCCATTGCATTTTGAAATGAGGAGGGTGTTACAACGATTTCGTGTCCATCGATTTTCATTACGTGAGCGCCCTATTTACGTTGGTGAACATTACACGCCAAACGGAAACCGATTGCTCGATATCACCTTCAACGTTCTCTTTTACATCCGGTAACCGCTGAATCACTCCCCCCGCCATACGGTAGGTATCAGCGGTTATGGTCCCTGATCCATCACCAACACGTTTCACAAACTCCCCTTCAAGAAGCAAGAACGCGGCAGTATCAATGATATACTCATTGTATCGAGCATTCATGTACTTATCGTCAGCGCTTCCCCGAATAAGTCGAATGGTTGCATTAACCTGTTGCCCGGTAGCATTAAACGCGAAAATGGTATTACCGTTTTTACCGATTTTTCCCGTGACAATGTCATTTGGAAACTCAAGCATGGCCGTATCACCATCAGCCAATCCGGTAAAGATCCGAGGAGCAATGCCGTTTTGTCCAATGATTACGGTATCATTTCCCGTCAATGAAACGCTCATAATACTCCTCCTACGCCTCTACCAGTACGACAATGCTTGCCGAATGAATCGCACCGGAATCTTTCGCCGCAATCTGAATGAGTGGTGCACTTCGCGCATTCCTTTGCGCCTGTGACTGCTCTGCGATCGGTTGCGAGAAAATATAGAATCCAAACTCCGCGATATTCCGCACGAAATCCTCTGGATCTCCGAACGATGCCGGTCCAATCCACGTGCCCGGCGCAAAGGTCCCATTTCCTACAAACGAGGTCATAACGGTACGAAGCGTTGATTTCAGCCCATTCATACCTTCCTCAGTCTGCGGAATCTTAGTATTCGTCGTTGCCAAGAAATTAAACGCCGCAATCTGCAAGCGTGTCCGAAGCGCTAAACGACTATAGACTTGATCAAAGAACTGATTCGCTCCTGATGTGAATACTTTCGGCACCCCCAAATCAGCGAGTACATCAACTCCTGCATTCCCTGCTGAATCAAGGACCGTTTGCGTTACCCCCGGGTCCGCAACCAAACCAACAATATCCTTAAGATGCATGGTCAATTGCGTATTGGCTCCGTCATAATTAACCGAGAGCCCCCGCGACGCATATGCAGCTGCAAAGTCCAATGCATCATTTTCAGCGGTTGAATAATACAAGCACCGTGTCTGCGTAAATCCAGAATTAAGAAGCGTGGTAAACACACCCGCGATATCCGCTACAAGGTTCGAGCCTACAAACAAAATCTTTAGTTGTGTCTGGATAAGAGCCGCGAGCTCAGTAAGATCCGCGTCGGCCAATTTCTCATTGAGAACGATTCCGAAGTACGGTACCGCTCCCGTGGTCCGTAGTACCGCATCCTTGACACGTTCCACACCGGCCACCGCACCCGTTGCGGAACCACCAAGATTCAACAAGGGTGCAATGTTCGTGCCAGTAGTAGTTGTATTGATTTCTAATGCTGCCGCCGCACCCGTTGCAATGGTTTGAATCGATACAACCGCCGATGCAATATCGGTACCGGCAATTGTGAACTCAAGGCCAGCCGCCGTCACCGCAGCATTGTTTAGACTTGAAAGCACCGTTGCGACACTGGTTGTATCAATCGTTCCAATGGTTACATTCTCCGCCGGTCCCGCACCCTCGGTTACGTTGATCGCGTAATCGGTTGCGGTTAAGGATAGAAGGTTCACCGGAGCCGCACCCGTGATAACGGCCGGTTGTACCGGTGCCGACTGCAACCGAGGGATCACGACCAGGAATCCGCCGCCCGTCAAGATGTTCGGATTCTGTCCGAATACTCGGCCTGCAAGCCGGAACGTTTCAGAGTTGCTTCCAAAATCCTGCGCTACACCATCCGCATTAAGATACGTGCGGAACGTGCCAAAGTCCGTGGGAATAGGCGCTTCGTCGGTGATAATGGCCAATGCGGACGTATTTACATTCGCCAATCCACGCAGCGCCGATAGTACTGATACGCGTACTACATTTGCTAAATCAAGAGCCATTGATCACCACCTCCGTTTGAGGGAACGATGTAATCGGCGTTATTGCCGTCCGTTTTATCTCCACTCGGTCTATAATAACAGGTATTAGGTATCTACGCAATGATGATGCTCCTTCAATCAATGTCAAATCCTGCACATCAGAGGTGCGAAAAATCCTGATATTGTGCTCTTCTTGCATCTGTTGTGAATATACTGATGTAAGAGCCATGATGACCTCATAATATCGCTCTTGTGCCGTACGATTCTTGGACGATATTTCAACGTCATACGTCTCATTCAGTACAACTGATTTGATTTCCTCATCAGTATCAGGGTCAAAGGATCGATTTGATCCAATCACACGAGACGGATTTTTTCGCACTATGATATAGATTTCGGGATCACTGGGCGCTTTAAAGTTCTCTGAGTACACGACAATGCGTGTGGGATCAAGACTCATTTCTTGAGCTATGATGTCACACAAGATAATATCAGGTTCCATAATCCTCATGCGCCTCGTACTTTTGAAATCCGCTCTCGGACCAGTTATGTACTTTTTGAATACGATATCGAATAGAATCCACTATAAGAACATCATCGATATTGAGTAAGGGTCCTTCTCTTACAATCACGCTCCACCATTTCCACTGTCGTTGATCTTCTGGACGTCGTGCTACTTGTTGAGGAGGGACAGGCTGCAGATTCATATCCAGTGTTATGGGAGCAGGATCACTTTCTTGTATTTGATGGTTGACAACAGTTTGCGTAATGAGCTGTACATTACGTACTTGTGTCCACCCTCGAAGCGCTCCGGCAAGATAGGGAACAGGCATTACTCATTTACCTGAGACGTGATACCATCTTTCAATATTCCTTTGTCCACAAGGATGGTATCAGATCCCTTTCGCTCGATCGTAACCGGCGAAAGCTCTTTCCATTCACCAAAGCCACCACTCTCAAATGCTTCTTTAATACGACGTTCACATGCAAATCCAATGTCTTCGAAAATACCCTTTATGTCACCCTCTTCCATATGCTGTTGATACCGTTTCCCAACATCATTCTCAATCTGTCGTTGTCCTGTTTCAATAGGCATACGAATAAACGATCGACGAGGAAGCGGTGGCTTTTGTGAGGGTTTACCGAACTCATGATCTGCGCCAATACCAGCAAGAGTTTTATTACCTTGCATCGTGGTTCCATCACGACCTAACACACCAACATCGGTTGAATACCCTTTACCAAGGTTTTCTATGAGTTTTTCAAGCTGCGAGAAATCCCCCTCTATGGTTACGTCTCCTTGCATCACCTTAAAGCTCATGGTCTCGTGCTCCCCGGTACACTAAACACCGCACCATCGATATACGGCTTCGTTAATATGGCCCATTTTTGACCGTAATAGGTTGATGTGTAAAATCCGAACTCTCCCTGTGACATCCAATCGGGAATCTGGACCGCTTCCGAAATACCATCGGCCGTACGGGATGTTTGATTGAACGATGGTTGTCCTCCCGAATCAGCGGCACCAGTATCAAGGCTTAAGAAATGCGCAGATAGATACAACTTTGCCGTTTGACAAATGCTCTCAGTTGGGTAGATATCTTGGTTTATGGTTGCTTCCATCTCCGCAATTGCCTTATCGATATCACTATCTCGAATTGCCGGAAGATCCGCACCATAGGTAAAATCACCACGGTCAAAATATGCTTTGAATTGTGTCGCGGTGATCGTACACTGAGCCATTATTCTACCTTTTTACGTACCGGTTTCTTTTCTTGCGGCTGACCCAAGAATGTTTTTTCATCAACGGCATTCTCGAATCGTTGCATAAGTTTCTCGGCATGATCCTTATGAAGCAACTGGTATTTATTCGGATGAATAACAAAGGTGCCATTGTGATTTTGCGCATATACAATCGGTACGGTGCCTTTGTTATAAACCTTAACCATTCTTCTTCGCCTCTTCGATCAGCTCTTTGAGCTTATCAACACCGATTCGTTTATCAAACTCAAGGCCCAAGCTCTCAGCTTCGATGATGAGTTTATCTTTCTCAGACAGAAGGTCCTTCTTTTGAAGCTCTTCAATCTGTGCCTTTAGCTCGGCGTTCTCTTGTTCAAGCTCCGCAATGCGAGGATCGGCCTTACGCATTGACAAACCCTGGCCCATCATCAAGTCACGACTGTACCGTTTCGTGTAATGCTCGGCTACTGATTCCGGTAACTCTTTCGATTGCCCGGGACCAATCTGTACGAATCCCGTCGGCTGTTCCTCGTTCCATGCAATAGGAATATCCCATGTGCGCTTACCCTTGTTGTATACAAAAACCTGATTCTCTTCTGCCATGTTTCCTCCTCATAAAGCCCCCCGAAGGGGGCATAGTATGATTACTGTCGATCAATGTACAACACTTCTCGTTTACGATTCACCAACACACCGGAATACTGACCATACGCCGACTGCTGCCAATTCATACGATTGGTCGTATCGGCCTCAAGCATCGTAAAGTCAACCGGAATACGCATGTTCAGCGTCTCGGGATCATTCCTGTAGAGAACATATCGATTCTCATTGATCCCTCGACCGGCGTTTCTGGTCGCCTGTGCATACGAAAGACCCAAAATACGGAAGTTCTGGTTTCCGGTCGTTTCCTTCATAGCCTTGGTCAAGTACTCAATCTTCGAGACATTAGGAAAGCTCG